ATTGCCGCAGTCACCCTGGATATTACTTCCGAGGAGCAGGACGTTACAGCTTTCGGCGGGTCTGGCTATCGGACTCGCATCGGCGGGCTGAAGGACGCAAGCATCTCGCTTGATTTCCACCAAGACTTCGGGGCAGGCGCAGTTGACGCCACCCTGTTCCCCTTGCTTGGCACTAACGCCACCGTCGTTGTTCTTCCCACTTCGGGGGCAATCTCAGCCACAAATCCCAGCTATGCGGCCGAGTTCTTGTGTTCATCCTATTCTCCCTTCGCAAGTACGATTGGGGATTTGGCCACACTCAGCGTTTCCTGGAACCTCGCAGGGACCGCAGGAGTCGTTCGCGGAACAGCGTAGCCATAGGGTAGACTCTCTCGCATGAACTTCACGCTAGAGATTCACTACATTGACAGAGACGACCCTAAGGTTGTCAACGGTATCGCGGCGGACATTGTTGCGTTCGAAACCAAGTTCGACCTTTCGATGTCGCGCTTGCAGAAAGACGCAAAGCTGACTCACCTGATGTTCCTCGCATGGCATGTGGAACATCGGACGAAGGCGACGGCTAAGTCTTTCGAGGAATGGCTGAACGATGTCGAATCGGTCCAGGCGGCTAACCCAAAAGAATAAGCGGTATCGGTGACGATTCCACCCATTGGCTGATTGCCACGATTGCTTGTGAAACGGGCTTGTCTCCGACCGAGTTGATGAACTTGGAGCCACGCATGTTGTTCACTATTCAGCGTTACCTTTTAGGCAAGGCAAGACGGGGACAGTCTCGCCGGTAGAATAGAGGAAGACTTTGAGGAGTTTTTCCTGTGACTATTTCCGTTGACCAACGCGACCTGAACAGGGTTGTCCGTGAGCTGAAAGCTATCGACGATAAGTCTGTGCGGGCTTTGCGGACGGGGTTGATGGTTGGGTTGGCTCCCGTTGTGGCGAAGATTCAGTCTGACATCCCTAAGACGCCACCGTTGTCTGGTATGAATCATCGTGGCCGGACTAAGTGGCGAGCAATCAACAAGCCTAAGGTTTCATTCATGCCTGGCAGGTCAAAGAAAACCAACAACTTGCTCATGATTACGGTCACGGGTGGCAAGCGCGGATTCGGTTTCGACTATGCGGAACTCGCCGGAATCAGGTCACGCCCTGGGGCGACAGTCTCACGACCTTACACACGGCGCACAGGTAGGGGTGGGACAACCCGCGAGATGACTCACCGGGTGACCACTCAGGGCGACCAGTTCATCAAAGCTTTGCAGGAGAAGAAACCCATCAGGGGTGTTGCGGGGCGTTACGCCTACGACAGTTTCCTGGGGATGAAACCTCAAGTTATAGAAACAGGGCGTCTCATCATCAACAAGTTCATGGCAAGTTACAACAACACGTTCAGGGTGTAGGAGGCTCTCATGGCTGGCGGTCCAATTCGTCTTGTTATTGCATCAAAGTTTGACCCGAAGGGAATCAATAAGGGCAAGTCATCGCTGAAGAATTTCGGTGTTGTTGCGGGGAAGATTGGTCTAGCATCGGTTGCCGCCATTGCGGGGATTGGTACTGCCGCGCTGAAGATGTCGTCAGAGTTCGAAACAAGCTTTGCGAAGATTCAGGGTTTGGTGGGTGTATCCGCTGACCAGATTGGTGTCCTGGAGGACGCCGCGAAGACCCTTGGACCACAGTTCGGTAAGTCGGCGCAGGAGGCCGCGGACGCCCTGTTCTTCATTACCTCTGCGGGTTTGCGTGGCGCGGACGCTACGACCGTCCTGGAGGCTTCCCTGAAGGGTGCTGCGGCTGGGCTTGGTGATACAAAGACTATTGCCGACCTAGCAACGTCTGCGGTGAACGCTTATGGCGCGGCACAGCTTGATGGTGCGCAGGCGGTTGATGTTCTTACTGAGGCGGTCCGTGAAGGAAAGCTGGAACCGGCAGAACTCGCTGGGGCTATGGGTCAAGTGTTGCCTTTGGCTTCGGCGCTTGGTGTTAGCTTCAATGAGGTTGGCGCGTCGATGGCGGCGATGTCGCGGACGGGTACTGATGCGTCGACAGCTTCGACACAGTTGCGTCAGATTTTGGCGAGCCTTACAAAGCCGACCGCGGAGGCTGAGACGGCGCTTGCCGGGATGGGTTTGTCTGCGGAGGGCTTGCGGACACAAATCAAAGAGGAAGGTCTTCTCTCTGTCCTTGAAACCTTGACAAGCGCTTTCGACGGGAACATTGAGGCGACCGCGTCAGTGTTCGGTAACGTCCGCGCGCTGTCCGGTGTTCTTGACCTTATGGGTCCGGCCGCTGACACGACCCGTCAAATCTTTGCGAACATGACTGACGATGTTGGCGCACTCGATGACGCCTTTGCCGCGGTAGAGGAAACTGCCGGGTTCAAAATGAACAAGGCGTTAGAGACCGCGAAGGTGTCTTTGCTTGGTGTGGGTGACATTCTGCTCCCCATTGCGGCCCGCCTGTTGGATTCCCTCATGCCTGTGATTGATTCGCTAGGCCCGTTGCTAGAGGACTTGTTCACCAAACTGGAACCTGTCATCGGTGAGTTGTTGGGGATGTTGCCGGAACTGCTCCAATCATTGTCGCCCATCTTCCCAATCATTGGGGACATTGCTGGGGTGTTCCTCGACCTTGTGAAACTAGCGTTGCCACCGTTGGTTGCCCTTCTTGACGTCCTCATGCCTTTGTTCGCCGACCTCACCGGGGTTTTGGGCGAGTTCATCGGGGATGCGCTAGAGATGCTTGCCCCTGTCCTGATGGATATTGTTGACGCAATCACACCCATCATCGAGGCCGCGTTCCCTGTGTTCATGAGCCTGCTAGAAACCATCATCCCGATTGTGTTGGAACTGATAGAAATGTTCTTGCCCCTTCTGGACTTTGTGTTGCCACTGCTAGGTGTGATGCTGACCGATGTTGTCATCCCAGCGTTGGACCTGCTAGCCGAAGTGTTATCGGTGGCGTTGCCTTTGGCTATGGAGATTTTCAAAGAGTTCGGTTTGGGCAGGCTGCTCCTCGCTCTCGGTGATTTCTCTGGAGATTTCAAAGACTTCGTTTTCAATCTGCGCACAGCTTGGGCGACAACTTTCAACGGCATGATTGAACATTTAGAGGGTTGGATAAACTCTGCTATTCGTGGGCTGAACTGGTTCATCGATAAGGCGAACTCATTGCCCGGTGTGGAGATTGACTTCAGCGCTTCGGAGATAAGTTTGGGCCGGTTGGACATGCCTTCACGTTTCGACGGGATGACCTTCGATGAGGTGGACGTTTCTGGGATTAGCGACATTGGGCGTCGCGGTATTCAATCTGTCGGGTCCGAGTTTTCCACAATGTTTGATGACGCCATGGTCGGGGTTATGCAGAACCGTGCCGGGGTCACCGGACAGTCGATGGCTTCTCAGATTCTTGCGGACCGTTTCGGCATTCCCGCGATGGCTCAGGGTGGCATTGTTACCGCGCCGACGTTTGCTTTGATTGGTGAGTCCGGCCCTGAAGCTGTTATCCCGTTGGGTGCTAACGGTGGCGTGGGTAACACTTACAACATCACCGTGAATGCTGGGATGGGTTCTGGGAATGGTGCGCAGCTCGGCGAGGCTGTGGTCAACGCTATCCGGTCTTATGAACGGTCCTCTGGCCCTGTGTTTGCGAGGGCGTAATGTCGACCGTTGTTGAGTTAGGTGTTGTTCGTGGGTTCATCCTTGACGACCCTTTCGAGGGTGTCCTGGATTCGTCGGAGCTTGGTGGAACAAAGTTTGAGGACATCACATCGTTTGTCCGCAACGTTCAGGTGGCGCGCGGGAAGAACCGTGACCTGGACCGTTACTCTGCCGGGTCACTCACAATCCAACTGAACAATGAGCTGAGAACGTTCGACCCACAATATGCAGACGGACCTTACTTCGGCGACATTATTCCTCGCCGTGAGGTTCGTGTGACGGTGGACGGGGAGAGACAGTTCACCGGCGTCATTGACGACTGGAACCTCGCTTACACACCGGAGGGGCAAAGCCTTGCAGAGATTGTTGCCTCCGATGACTTAACATTCCTTGCCCGGCAACTCCTCACCGCGGGGACGGCGACCGTGCAAACGTCGGGGGAACGTGTTCAGGCTGTGTTGGATATGGCGTCTGTATCGTGGCCTAACGGTGTCAGCATTGATGAGGGTTCCTCTGTGTTGGGTGCT